TTTACATCTCATAGGTCTCACAGTCCCTTTGTTGATATTACAGTCCCGATTATACCAAACTTTATCCAAAGGTTCAACAGTCCCTTCAGGGTCTCGCAGTCCCTTTTTACGTTAGAATTAACAGTGCCAGGTTGTGCGGTGCGTCAGAGTTATCCACAAGTTATCCACAGATAAAAAGTTATCCACAATTCATCCACAATTCATCAACAGGGTCAAAAGCCTGTGGAAAACTTCTCTGATTTGGTTGTGGATAAAAATAATTTAAAATTTTTCTTGAATTGTGGTTCGTTTTCCTGTACTCGCATCCGTTTCATTAATTTTTTACGTGTAGGGCTTGTAATGCGATCCCGTTTCATGCTTATAATGCGCCACCGCAACAATGCGGATTTTTAAACATACTGGAGAAAATTATTATGTTTAATTCAATTAAAAACCTGTTCGTTAAAAAGCCTGTTCAAATTGAAACAGTAAAAACCCAATCGGAATTAGAAAACGATTTAGCCCGTGATTTAGTTCGCTTCTATTTCGATAATTCCGAAATTCAATTTAAACCTGAATCTAAAGGTACTGTTCGATTTAATGTCGGTAAATTAGGCCTGCAGGGTTTTTATCGTATTCGTTCACGTAAAGACCGAGGCTTAGGTGCCAATCACGAAAACAGTTTCGACCAAGTACACGTTGGACGGTTAACTATTGCGGTCGAGCGTGCGGCTGGTCGTGATATCTGGAATTTCGCCGTTGGTGCTTTAAACGAATCTTAAAACTATATAGCCCACTTCGGTGGGCTTTTTATTTGGAGTAAATACTATGAAACCTTTCGATAATGATTTAGCCACAGTAAAGCAACTATTAAGTTATTTGTTCGGCGATAAATTAGAATCGGTTTGGTATGAAAAGACCACCGTGTACGAATGCGAAGACCTATACGATATGAAAGATCGTCATTTCGGTTTTAGCCTACCTGAAGACTTTGAAATATCTACAGACGATTGGCGGGCTATCAATCGGTCTTGTATGGATTATTTCGGGATCAATCGCTGGGACGATTCAACGGCTGGTAAAGCTTATATGGATTATTCAATAGGGTATAAACCGGCCAATAGTTATAGGGACGGCCAATACTATTTTGATTTGCAATATAGGATGGATATTTAAAATGATTACTGCAGAAATTAAACCTGTTTCTAACCCTTACGCTAATTCTAATTGGTGCGCTGGTTTCGATTGGTCTGTACGTATCCCAAACGATATAAGCGATTTGGAACTTTACCCAACGATGGACGGCGACCAGCCAACTTATAAGAATGCGCCTTATATTGAATGGCTGTTTGATTTAGGTGGGCTTAAATATAAGTCTGTAGCGGATTACCCTAAAGACGGTAATACACTTCGGTATATGTTTAAAACCGAATCGGACGCTGATTTAGCGGCGGCAATTATTCGGGGCTTAAATCCAGACTTAATGCATGCGAGGGCTATCTAATGAATTTATTATCAATTAATGGAAATTCTAAATTGGCCAAAACAAATAAGTATTCGGACAAATATTTATTCGCTGGATTGTCTTTAATGCCCGATAGTAAATTGTGTCCGGCATCAAAAGCGGCGGGCTGTTTCGATGCCTGTTTAAAATCAGCCGGTCGAGGTCGATTCAGTAATGTTATCGAAGCCCGAACCAGAAAAGCCGAATTGTTCCATAATGATTTTCCGGCATTCTTAAAACTATTGGTGGCCGATATTGAATTTATGCGACGTAAAGCTTACAGAGAAAATAAAATACCGGCTATTCGATTAAATGTTTTGTCTGATATTGCTTGGGAGGATTTTGGCATACCTCAAGCTTTTCCCGACGTGAAGTTTTACGACTACACCAAACGGGCTAATCGTTTGGGTACGACGCCAGAGAACTACCACTTAACGTTTAGCTATTCAGGCAAGGCCTTGTATCGGAAATCGGTACAGCGGGCTTTAAATACAGGCACCAATATTGCCGTCGTCTTTAGCGGCGGGTTGCCTAGCCGTTTTATGGACAGGCAGGTTATAGACGGCGATTTACACGATGTCCGTGTAGACGACCCGAAGAATATTATTATCGGATTACGGGCTAAAGGATTGGCCAAAACTTCTGAGAGTGATTTTATTATTCGCAATCCTGAATTAATAACTGGAGTTTAAAATGATTAGTGCGGAATTGTTTTTATTGGTCGCTGGTATTGCTGGCGTTTCTTTGGTGCTTGGTCTTGCAGGCTATTTGATGGAGTTATTTATTAATGATTGAAATTATCGAATTCGTATTAATTTCGATATTAGTTTGGGTATTAATATTTAAAGACTGATACAGCCCACCAATACAGCCCGCTTCAATGCGGGCTTTTTTTTGCCTGCAGTGTATGTAATGCGGTCGTCAAAACCTGTAAGCAGCTAACAGCTAGGACGCATTCTAAGCGCCTACAAGCGCCGATAAGCCCGAAACAGTACCCTACTATTACCCTATGGCATTACAGGTTGTTACAGAGCTTTACAATGCGTCTGAGACTGTAGTGCTGTTCGGTGGGTTTTGACGGGCTTTTCAGGCTGTTCAGGCCTAAACAGGCTTCAAAGGGTACTTTACCGACCCCCATACTTTACCGACTCGACAGCCTGCACCAGCGCAATATCAGCACCAGAACAGCGCAACATAGCCTGTGCATAAACCTGTGCATAACTTTTTAGCCTGCAAAGTTATCCACAGACTTATCCACAGCCTGCAAAGTTATCCACAGGCAGACTGTGTAGTTATCCACAGCTTATCCACAGGTTCTACACAAGTTATCCACAGGCCTGACTCGACTCCCCCGGAGGGGGCTACACAGGCTTTAAAATATTATAGTACCTACACAGACTTGCAAAAGACTAAAATAGCTTATTTGTTCTAAAAAGTGACTAAAAAGATTAATTTAGTCACAAAATGAACTATCGACCAAGCCTTTGATACTACAAAGAATGTTATATTATAACACACTGTGCAACTTTCGTGCCAAATTAGTTGACTTTGCACTGGTTTTGTGGTAGACTGTACAGCCTATGGAGAAAACGAGATAGTTCCATGACTGAACAGCAAAAAAGAGGTCGAGGTAGACCGAAAAAGGGCGAAGTTGTTGCTAAAAAGGAAGGCAACAGGGGTGTTAGAGGTCGTCCTCCCGGTGATGCCGCTATCATTAATGAGTATAAAGCTCGGATGTTAGCATCTCCTAAGTCTGTTAAAGTCATGGATGCAATATTTAATGCGGCGTTGGATGATGAGCATAAGAATCAAGCGGCGGCTTGGAAGTTGCTGATGGATCGGATGTTGCCTGTCAGTTATTTTGAAAAGGATAAGATGTCACAGGGCAAGAATAGCGTCAGTATTACAATTACAGGTGTTGGAGCGAAAGCATCTGTACAGAATGATGAAGATATTATTGATATCGAGCCGGTGGAATCAGATGACTGAAGATTTGTTTGTACAGATTAAAGAAGACCTCACCAAGCATGAGGGCTGTAAAACCACAGTGTATTTATGTACTGAAGGAATCCCTACTGTTGGTATAGGTCATGCACTGTATGGGTTTGAAGAGCTTGCTGTCGGTGATGAAGTCTCGATGGAACAAGTGTTGGAATGGTTTAAAGAAGATTGTGATGAAGCTTTAACAGACTGCAGAGCTTTGTTTTTAAACTTTGATTCTTTACCAGACCAAGTAAAACGAGTGTTAGTCAATATGGCTTTTAATCTTGGACGGTCTCGATTAGGCAAGTTTAAGAATATGGTTACCGCTGTGAATGAAGGGAATTGGAATAAAGCCGCTAATGAGATGGTAAATTCTCGTTGGTACAATCAGGTTGGTAATCGCTCTGTTGAGTTAGAAAACTGGATGCGGAACGCTTGACTGAACTCAAAGTAGAGCTGTTACCGTGGCAACAAGAAGTTTTTGACAGTGATGTTCGATTTAAGATTGTAGCGGCTGGGCGACGAACTGGTAAAAGCCGATTAGCGGCATGGATGTTAATTATTAATGCTCTCCAGACTGATCGAGGGCATGTATTCTACGTAGCGCCGACACAAGGTCAGGCCCGTGATATTATGTGGAATACCTTGTTGGAGCTTGGTAACCCTGTTGTGACTTCATCACATGTTAACAACATGCAAATTAAGTTAATCAACGGAGCTACAATTAGTTTAAAAGGTGCTGACAGACCTGAGACGATGCGAGGGGTATCGTTGAAGTTCTTGGTACTCGATGAATATGCAGATATGAAGCCATCAGTATGGGAAACCGTACTAAGACCTGCATTGGCTGACCAGAAAGGATCTGCGATGTTTATTGGGACACCGCTTGGTCGTAACCACTTTTATGAGTTGTTTAAGTACGGTGAGCTTGCTGAAGATCCTACATATCAAGCATGGCACTTTACCAGTTATGATAATCCATTACTCGATCCTGAAGAGATCGATATGGCTAAAAAGTCAATGTCGAGCTATGCATTCCGACAGGAGTTTATGGCGAGCTTTGAAGCTTTAGGCTCAGAGATCTTCAAAGAAGATTGGATTAAATTTAGCAACGATGAACCTAAAGATGGGGATTATTATATCGCTGTTGACCTTGCAGGTTTTGCTGATGTTGCTGGTAAAGCAACTGGTAAAAACGCAAAGTTGGATAAAACAGCGATTACGATTGTTAAGGCCAGTCCTGATGGCTGGTGGGTTGCTGATATTATTTACGGACGTTGGGATATTAAAAAGACTGCCAGAAAGATATTTGAGGCTGTCAGAGAATATGAACCGATTGCTGTTGGGATTGAAAAGGGTGCACTACGAAATGCCGTATTACCGTATCTCACAGATTTAATGAAAAGTGGCCAAAGATTCTTTAGAGTTGAAGAGTTGACACACGGTAATAAGAAAAAAACTGATCGTGTTGTTTGGGCTTTACAAGGTCGTTTTGAACATGGCAAAATTACATTATCGGAAGGAGAATGGAACACGGAGTTTTTAGATGAGTTGTTTCAGTTTCCTAACCCGTTAGTACATGATGACTTAGTGGACTCTTTATCATACATCGACCAGTTAGCTAAAGTTAGCTATTATGTCGATTTTGAAGAAGATGAGTTTGAATTTTTAGATCCAATCGCAGGGTATTAATCTATGGAGTATGAAAACAGATCTGAAATTTTATCTGGTTTAGAGAACTGGGTAATCAGTAAATGTGATCAATGGCGTGACCACTTTGAAGCCAACTACGAAAGCAAGTTTGATGAGTATTACAGACTATGGCGTGGAATTTGGAACCCATCAGATCGGGTGCGTGATAGTGAGCGTTCACGTTTAATTAGCCCTGCACTGCAACAAGCTGTTGAGTCTGCTGTTGCTGAAGTTGAAGAAGCAACCTTTGGTCGTGGGGTGTGGTTTGACATCAAAGATGACCTCGGTGATCAAAACCCTGTTGATGTACAATCGCTTCGGAATCAATTAGACGAAGATTTTAAAAAGACACAGGTACGTAAATCTGTTGCGGAATGTATTCTTAATTCAGCAATCTTTGGCACCGGTATCGGTGAGTTGATTCTGGAAGAAAAGAAAGAAATGAGACCGGCGACACAGCCTGTCTTAGATGGAGCTATGCAAGCTTACGGCGTGTTAGAAACAGATCGTTATGTGATTAAGCTCCGTCCAATCTTACCGCAAAACTTTTTAATTGATCCAGTTGCTACAAACATTGACGAGGCATTAGGTGTTGCCATTGATGAGTTTGTACCAAAGCATCTTGTTGAACAAGGGATTGAAGCTGGTATCTACAGAGATGTCAGTATTGAAACATCGTATACTGACACGGATTTAGAACCTGATAAAGAAATTACGATGTACACAGATGATAAAGTACGTCTAACGAAGTATTATGGTCTGGTACCAGTTGATTTGTATATTGATGCAATTTCTGAAGGGATGTCTGAAGAAGAAATCGAAGAACTGGACGTACCAAACAAGTCATACATTGAAGCAATTGTTGTGTTGGCGAATGGTGGTACGCTACTTAAAATTGAAGAAAATCCCTACATGATGCAGGACAGACCTGTCGTTGCATTTCCTTGGGATGTTGTTCCCGGTCGTTTCTGGGGTCGTGGCATCTGTGAAAAAGGTTACAACGCCCAAAAAGCACTTGACACTGAACTGAGAGCACGAATTGACGCACTTGCGCTTACTGTACATCCTATGCTTGCTGTTGATGCTTCACGCCTTCCTCGTGGAGCAAAAATGGAAATTAGACCCGGCAAGACCATCCTTACAAACGGTAATCCTTCAGAAATCCTCCAACCGTTTAAATTCGGTGCGCTTGATCAGGTCTCGTTCACCCAAGCTAAAGACCTGCAAACTATGGTGCAGATGGCAACAGGTTCTATCGATGCGGCAGGAATCCCCGGTAGTATTAACGGAGACTCTACTGCCGCCGGTATCAGTATGTCGTTGGGAGCAATCATCAAACGCCACAAGCGTACATTGATTAACTTCCAAGAAGCTTTCTTGTTACCTTTTGTTGAGAAAGCGGCATATCGGTATATGCAGTTTGATCCAGAGCTATACCCTGTACAGGACTACAAGTTTACAGCATCAAGCTCTCTTGGCATTATTGCTCGTGAGTATGAAGTCACACAGCTTGTACAACTGCTTCAAACAATGTCACCGGATTCACCAATGTATCCGCTATTGATTGAATCCATTGTTGATAACATGAACTTGTCAAACCGTGAGCAAATTATACAAGGGCTTCGTCAAGCTAATCAACCAAACCCTGAAGCGGCACAGGCTGAACAACAACAGCAACAAATACAGCTTGCTCAAATTCAAGCTCAGTTAGACCTATATCAGGCGCAATCAACTGAAGCAATGGCAAGAGCACGTAAAGTTTCAACAGAAACACAATTTGTTGCTTACGATCATGAAACAGACCGGTTGAAGGTGCTAACAACAAACCTTGAACCCGGAGATCAAGATGAGAAAGAGTTCGAACGCAGAGTCAAACTTGCTGAATTACTGTTGAAGGAACGAGCGATTGCATCTGATGAACGAATTGTTGATAAACAAATGAGGGAAAATAATCTGTGATTAGCCAAACCGAACTGAATGCAATCTTGGTTGAAATTAACAAAATCTTAGATGGTTTAGACAAAAGAATCACCAAATTAGAGCAAAATGCAAAGGCTAAACCAACAACAACCAGAAAAACAAACACATAATCTTGACTTTTGGCATAAAATATGCTAATATATTCTATATAGACAACGCACCATCAAGGAGAATGTGTTGACCAAAGAAGATGAAAAGTATTATGAACTGTATTTTGACTTGTTTTTACACCAAGGTTGGAAACAGTTTATATCAGATCTAAACGATAGTTTAACCGCTTACCGTATTGAGGATATAAAAGATGAAGCCTCATTGAATCTGGTAAAGGGAGAACGAAATATACTTCAAAGACTTAGTAACTTTGAAGTGTCTTTGAAAGAAGCATATGATATGATCTTGGAGGCTGAAAATGCTGAAAAGATTTGATTTCAAATGCACAGAATGTAACCACATTGAAGAACAGTGGTGTAACTCAGATGATAAGTTACGCACCTGTTATGAGTGTGGACATACCGCAGTGCGGATAATCTCTCCGATCTCTACGAAATTTGAAGGCACCGGCTGGCCCGATGCTGATGATAAGTGGGCAAGAGATCATGAAAGAGCCGCACGTAAATAATCACTTCCATAATGCTTTAACAGCACGGAGTACAATATGGCAAAACTGATTGAGCGTCCAACAGAGGATGAAAACGAAAACTACGAATCATTAGAAAATACTGAAGATACTGAACAACTTGAACAGCCTGTTGAGGAAACTGTTCAGGAGGTCGAAGAAGACTCAATCCCTGACAAGTATCAAGGTAAAGACATCAAAGATGTTGTGCGGATGCACCAAGAAGCTGAAAAGCTTTTAGGCCGCCAAAGCTCTGAAGTCGGTGAACTTCGTAAGATTGTTGATGACTTTGTTAAGACTCAACTCGATACACAAAAGCAAAGCCCACAGGCACAACAGGAAGAAGAAGAGATTGACTTCTTTTATGATCCTGAAGCCGCTGTTCAGCGAGCAATTGAACGGCACCCTAAAATTAAAGAAGCTGAAGAATATACAAGGCAAGCAAAGCAAGCCTCCATTCTTGGGCAATTGCAAGATAAACATCCAGACTTTAAAGAAATCGTCCAAGACGAAGCCTTTGCAGAATGGATTAAATCTTCAAAAGTCCGTACAGAACTTTACATTAGGGCTGATCAACATTTTGATTTTGATAGTGCTGATGAATTGTTTAGTCTCTGGAAAGAGCGTAAACAAGCAGTATCAACCACTGAGACACTTCAAAAAGTTGACAGACAACGCCAAGCAAAAGCCGCATCAACGGGCAGTGGTCGAGGATCTGGTGAAGCTCCTTCTCGGAAGATTTATCGTCGTGCCGACATTATTGAACTCATGCAGAAAAACCCTAAGCGTTATCAGCAACTTTCAAATGAAATTATGCAAGCATACGCTGAAGGTCGTGTTAAATAACCTAAGCATTAAGGAGCTTAAAAATGGCTGGTGAATTTTCTCCCACCAATTCCGTCACCAATACTACTGCGGCAACCTTTATCCCAGAGATTTGGTCTGACGAAATTATCGCATCTTACGAGAAAAACCTCGTACTTGCAAACCTTGTAAACCGTATGCCAATGACAGGCAAGAAAGGCGATACAATTCATATCCCTAAGCCTGAGCGTGGCAACGCTACTGCGAAGACATCTGAAAATCAGGTGACTTTGATTACAAACACTGAGTCAGAAGTGCAAGTTGCTATCAACCAACACTACGAATACTCACGTTTGATCGAAGACATTACTGACGTTCAGGCGTTGTCTTCACTCCGTCAGTTCTACACCTCTGATGCAGGCTATGCCTTGGCAACACGTGTTGATACAGACCTGTTTGCTCTTGGTAAATTCCTTGGGGATGACGCAGGAACTGGTACTGACTGGATTCACTCCAACTCATACTACATGGATGCTGACAACGGCCTCAGTGCTTATGCACTTGACACTGTTGTTCCTGCTGACGTGTTTACTGATGCAGGCTTCCGTGCCGCTATCAAGCAGTTGGATGACAACGATACACCAATGGATCAGCGTTTCTTCGTTGTTCCTCCATCAGTAATCCAAGAGATCCGTGGCATTGAGCGTTATGTCTCTTCAGATTTTGTATCTGGACAGCCTGTAACAAACGGACAAGTGGGTACACTGTATGGTGTAGACATCTACGTTTCAACTAACGCCCCTGTTATTGAAACTGCGGCGGCTAACTCAAACTCAGCTTCAGACACTAAAGCGGCGATCCTTGGACACCGTGATGCAATGGTCTTTGTTGAGCAAATGGGTGTTCGCTCACAAACTCAGTACATGCAACAGTATCTTGCTGATCTGTTCACTGCTGACACACTTTATGGTGTGAAGGTATTACGTCCTGAGTCTGCAGTGGTTGTTGCATTCCCTGCATAAACCGCACTGGTTAGCCCCTTCGGGGGCTTTCCTCTTTACAGTTTTCCTCTTTTACACCTACGGAGAAAACCATGTCTAAACTAGCAATTGATAAAAACGCAAAACCAATTCAGGTACTGCGTCCGGGTACTACCCAAACCGTGAACATTCGTTCAACGTCTAACACTACCTCTTCAGGTGCATCTACAGGCTGTCGTGTTGTCAGATTGGCAACAGATATTGATTGTTTTTATGTTGTAGGTTCTACAGCAACAACATCGGATATCTACCTTCCTGCAGGCACTGTTGAGTATATCCACGTCTTTGAAGGCGATAATGTGTCTGTTATCCGTTCTACGGCTGACGGTACGTTGTACGTAACGGAGATGTTCTAATGTATTCGTTCAATCCTCTGAATAAACTAAAGACTAATCAATCTGCACAGGGAATACGTCCACAGCTTGACCTACGGTTTGCAGAGGATTTGGCGTTAGACAGTCGAGTCGATTTCTCCAGAGGCTCCAACGCCACAGTGGTGGACTCAGACGGTACGCTGAAGTGGGCGGGGCATAATCTGCTTCAGTATAGTCAGGAGTTTGATAATGCGGCTTGGCAAAAGTTTGACACCACAGTAACCGCTAATGACAGTGTGGCTCCAGACGGCACTTTGACCGCTGATAAACTAACTACTGATGTCGCTACTACCAATTCTTTTGCAATACGAGCAAGTGTATCTCACACAGGATCAACCTATTCAGTTTTTGCAAAAGCAGATGAAAAAGATAAAATTTTGTTATTTGGATCAGGCAAAGGTTATGGATTTAACCTGACATCTGGATCTTCTTTTTCGGTTGGAGGGATTTCTGATTCAGATAGTAATTCAATGACTGATGTTGGAGATGGTTGGTACAGATGCTCAATTTCTGTTTCAAGCGGTTCTTTCGTTGATATCTACATCTTGAACAGCACTAGCTATGCGTCTTATACAGGAGACGGCACATCTGGCATTTACATCTGGGGCGCCCACTTGTATCGCTCAGACAAAGAAATGCAAGAGCGCACAGACGTTGCCACAGGCTTAGAAACCTACTACCCAACGACAGCCTCTGCCTACTACGCACCACGCTTTGACCATGACCCTGCCAC